TAGAAGGTGAATCTGGATTTGATATGCCAGTAGGATCTGAACAACCTGGTCCTGCTCAAGTTGTATTCATTGAACCAGAACCTGTTGAGATTGAGGGAGTTGGTGGTGTACTAAGACTTCAAGATTCTGCAAGTGTTGTTTCTGCAGAAATTCAAGATATTGTTTCTCTCAACTCTATTTCTACTCTAAGCAAAGCAGTCACAAGCACTGTTCAAAAAGTTATTCCTAACGATGCTTTATCTAACATCAACTTCTTTGAGACTGCTGCATATCTTGATGTTGACTTTAATATTGGTGATTCTATTGCTTATATTCCAGACACCACTAAGTTTGATCCTATGGGTCTATTATTGATTGGTGACGAGGTTGTAAGATATCATAGAAAACTTTCTGATAGATTCCTTAATATCCTTAGAGCTCAGAGAGGAACTACAGAACAAGATTGGACTGCTGGTACGTTCTTAAGACAAATTCCAGAACTTATATCTGTTGCTCCTGTTGGTGTTGTTCAAGTACAGTCTGAAAGCAATGTCACAATGGTTGACATAGGACTAGTTGGTTCTGGATTTGAAAGACAAGTATTCAGACAGGTAACTGCTCCTACTGATTTAGAAATTACTAGAGAAGGAGTAGAATTTCTTGTAATTCCACCTCCAAGTGGTGCGGTTGATGGATATCAAGAAGTAATATTCTTACAAGATCCAGTTCCAGTTAGAGCTGGTAATACAACTGGTGGACATGATGGTACAGTTGATCTTATTGAAATCAATGGTGGTTTTCATGTTGGTAAGAGAAATGCAACTGAAGTTCTTATTGTTAACTCAGTGTTTGGAAGAACAAATGATTATATTGGCACATATACTAAAACAAATGCTGGTCACACAATTAGTCACTTTGAAGGAATTTTTGATAGTGGTTCACATGGAGTATCTGGAGTATCACTTGCAGAACTTGAACTCTACTTTGGATCTCTTACTATTCAAGACTTTGAATTAAGAGGAGATTCTAGTTTCCTTCTTTCTGGAACTAAGTTTAACTTAGCACCACCATCAATTCAAAATGTTGTTGCAATTAGTCAAACTGCTGCTACACCAATACCTACCACAATAACAGTTGCAACTACTGCAGGATTCCCTGACTCAGGATACATTTTCCATAGTAATGGAACATTTACTGGTATTATAAAATACACTGGTAAGACCTCAAACAATTTTATTGGATGCACACTACATAATGGTAGTAATCAGATTGCGTCTGGATCTGAGATAATACCTATTGATATCGTATAAATAAACAATATAAATAACTCAGGCACAAAACATAACGTCGGACAAGAAACACCATGGCTGCTATTATTTCTGATAAGTTTCGTATATTTAACGCGAAACAATTCCTAGAATCGCTTACAGAAGGACAAACTGATGTGAGCGCGGAACGTTCTAGGATGTACTTCTTTGTGGGAAGACCGCAACCATGGAGAGCATATCTGGAAGTCTATTCTAAAAACTCAACCGCTTTTTCTATTGGTGATGAAGTATATGTTGGAACCTACGGATCCACCGCTTTCCGCGCCACAATCGCTGCAGTTTATGATAGTGCCCTCCTCTTGACCGACGTTTTTGGCAGTGCTGGCGTTAACTCTGCTCCACCTCTTGGATCTTCCTTAAAAGGTAGAACTGGTGGTGCTGGAGGTTCTGACACAGGTGCTACAGCTAAGTCTGGCGTTTATCGTTACGCAACTGAAGATGTTCCACCACTTCCTCTTGATAACCAGAGAGAAAAAATTAGTGTATATGACGAACTAATCGCAGCTAAGCGTATTACTGATGCTTTTGCTAGAACAGTTATTCGTCGTTACAACTGGGATCAAGTTGCTAACCCTAAGTATGACATGTGGAAACCAGACTACTCTGCTACACCAGGTGGCGGTGGTCAAATTGGTAAACAGGCTGCAACAGGTGCAACATCTATTGCAGATGCTAAGTTTTATGTGATGAACTCTTCATACGAAGTATTTAAGTGTCTTTATAACGGAGAAAACCCTAGTAACACTACAGGACAAAACGCAACAGAAGAACCATCAACTGCTGGTGGTAACTATTCTACTTCTACAGGTCTTTACACAGAGACAACTGGTGCAGGATACATCTGGAAGTACATGTATACTATTCCTACTGATGATGTTCTTAAGTTCTTATCATCAGACTTTATGCCAATCGTTCTTCCTACAAACACATCTAGAACTGGTGTTGTAGCACAGGCTGTGGAAGGAGCATGTGATGTTGTTATAATTGAAGATGCTGGTACAAATCTTCCTGCATCACAAGATGTATATACAAGTATTAAAGGTGACGGAACAGGTGGTATTGTTAAGTTTACAACAAATGGTTCTGGTACAATAACAGCTGCTGAGATTCAAGCTCGTGGATCAGGTTACACATATGCTAATGTTCTTTTAGCTAATGGTAATCTCTTTGATGACGCTGGTTTAACAACTCCAGCTACAACTCCAGCAGGTTATGCAGGTTCTCTTGAGATTGTTCTTCCTCCTGAAGGTGGACATGGTACAGATCATGAGACAGAATTAAATGGTAAGCGTGTTATGACTAACATTCGTCTTACATACTCAGAAGGTTCTGGAGATTTCCCTGTAGACAACGACTTCCGTAGAATTGGTATTCTTGCTGATCCATTCAACTGGGGTACAACAACATTCTCAACTGCAGATACATTATCTGGATTAAAAGCTGTTAAGATCACAGGTGCTACTGCAGATTTCTCTGTTGACGAGAAAATTACACAGACTGTAACTGGTGGTACAGCGTATGGTACAGTTGTATCATGGACATTAGATAGTGGTTCTACAACTGCTGGTGTTCTTAAGTACATTCAAACAAATGATGCACACACAGATAGTGGTGTTGTAAGAGCATTTGAGTCTAATGGTTCTAATGCTGTTAGTGGAGAGCAATCTACTGCATCTGGAACTGTAGATACTTCTTATGGTTCTGCACTGTTAGGTGTTACTTTTGCAAGTGGTTTAGCAGCACCTGAAATTGAAAATAATTCTGGTGATCTCATCTACGTTGAGAACAGAAGACTAATTACTCGTGCACCTGACCAGATAGAAGATATAAAATTAGTAATTGAATTCTAGAAACTACGCTAAATACTAAAGATTAGATACTTAGTATTTTTGGCGAAGTAAGATGCCTCAGAAGACAAACCTAAATGTAAATCCTTATTATGAGGACTTTGACGCAAGTAAGAATTTTTATAAAATTCTATTCCGTCCTGGTTACTCTATTCAAAGTAGGGAATTAACGCAAGTACAATCTATTCTTCAAAACCAACTTGAGAGTTTTGGAAAGTATGCTTTTAAGCAAGGTGAGCTTGTAATTCCTGGCGAAGTAGGTCTTAATACAAAATTAGATTACGTTAAATTATCATCTGTTTCTGAGGTTGCTATCTCTGAAGGAGATGATATTGTTTATAAGAAATATGATATTGGTCAATTAGTAGGACAACAGGTACAAGGTCTTACTTCTGGTGTTATTGCAACTATCTTATCAACAAAGTTAGCAACTGAGTCTTCTGCTGATACTTTATTTGTAAATTATATTAATAGTGGTTCGTCTAATACTGAGACTACTTTTAGACAAGGTGAGACTCTAGAAGTTGTTGATGGTGTCAATACTCCTTTATTAGTAGTAGGCACAGATGGTAGTGTTCTACCAACCAGTATTCAAATTACAAATCCTGATACAGGTGAGGTAACTTCATTAGAAAGTCCTGCTATGGGATTTGGTTCTGCTGTTAAAGTAGAAGAAGGTATTTACTTTGTAAATGGTTATTTTATTCGTAATGATGAAGAATTACTTGTTATTGACGAGTATTACAATAAACCATCTGCAAAGGTTGGTTTTACAATTAAAGAAGAAATTGTAACACCAGAAGAAGATGCAAGTTTATATGACAATTCTATTGGGTCTGCAAATTATACTGCACCAGGCTCTCATAGACTAAAAATTAGTTTAGAGTTAAAAGAGTTTGCTCTTAATGCAGTCACTGATAAGAATTTTATACAACTTCTTACAGTATCAAGAGGACAAATACAAAGTAAAATTTCGTCCACAGATTTTAGTGTATTAGAACAAACATTAGCTCGTAGAACATTTGATGAGAGTGGAGATTATGTAGTTGATAATTTTTCTGTAGACATCAGAGAATTTGCACAGAAAGACGGTAACAGAGGTATCTTTGGTCTTGATGAGTTTGGTTTATATAATGGAAAGAGTGCTTCTGAAGCAGCGAGAAAAATGATTGCCAGCATAGGTCCTGGTAAAGCATATATCAAAGGTTATGAGATAGTTAATAAAGAAACTAAGTATCTAGAAATTAATAAAGCAAGAGAAAGTCTATCTAGTGATAATGTAACTCTTAAAAGTAAAGGTCTTCCAACTTACAATGTTACCAACGTATTTGGCAGTGTTCCTTTAAACAAAGAGGGATCTGAACTAACTGCATATCCAGATGTATTTTTATACAATACATTCAATGATGGTTCTGTAGGATTAAACAATACAGAATTATCAACTGATCACAGACAGACTATTGATAGAAGAGGTAAGATTTTTAATATTGATGATGGAATTAAAACTATTACTTTACAAATTACTAGTGCTACAACTTTAATTGGTGCAATAACAGATTCTACATTCCAAACTCAATTTGCTGAATTGTTTTATATTAAAAGTAGATCTGATGGTGGATCTGCAACCGCGATTGGTTCATTTAAAACATTATCATTTGCAAAATCAAACAAACCTCTAGTTAATTCATCAGAATCTGTTCTATTTTTAGAATTGACAGTATTTGGTAATAAGAGTGAATTAGAATTGCTTGCATTAGAGTATGATCTTTCTGATCCAGAATTTAGAAGAAACATTTTTCTAACAAGTGCTGATGCTTCAGCAGATAATAACGAGTTTGGATTTATTGTAGATTATTCAGACATTATTACTCCTGTCGTTGGAAAAACAAAACCAAGTAATTTATTTTTAAAACAGAGAGGATCTGGATTTGACTCAGATTCTGATATTGTTTTATCCAGAGGTCGTTTAGAAGCAGGAACAGCTGCATACAATACTATATTTGGTTACTCATACTTTGATCCACAATTCTTTACTAAAATTATACTAGAAAGCATTCCTGCAGGTACTAATGCATTTGATGAAGGTAAGTACGTATTTGGTCTTGACAGTAATGCATATGGTGTTGTAGAGGGATCTTCTGCAGGTGTTTATAGCACAGGAAAAATTTTATTCATCAAAACCTTATCTGGTAAATTCCAATCTGGTGAGACAATTAGAGATGAAGATGGTAATACTGTAAAGATTGCAAAAGACAATACAATCTCTCATTTTATTGTTAAGAATAGAGGACTAGGATATGCTGACGGTTGTTCATTACTAATAAATGGTCTTGAATTTGATGACTCAAAAATTTCAATAGGTAAGAATGTCTCAGGTAACATTTACAATGCAATTATTAGTAATAGAAAAGCAGTAAGTGTTGAATATGCTCAACCTCCTGCAGTCACTGTAAAAAATCCTGATAGTGCATCTGCACCTAGTGTTGCAGCTGCTGTTGTACCAGTTTTATTCAGAAACACTGTTACAACATACACACCACAGAATGTTAAGTCTATTGGTTGTGAGTATGGTTCTGGAAACTCCAATACTTTTTCTGCTGATGTTGTTGTAGATAGTCAGACTTTTTCTGAAATTAAGGCAGTAACTAACTATACATTCTTTGGATCTAAAGGATCTAACTTTATTGAATCTACAAGTTTTAGTGCTGATGCATCTGTTTTATTACAACAGGGAGATCTTGTACAGTTTTCTGATGATAGTAATAATTTAGTACGTGCTATTGTACAATATGCAACAAAACAAGAAGGTGCATCTAAATCTAGAATTTATCTAGATACAGCTTTGCCTGGTGATGTTACAAATACAAGTATTGTACGTCTACGTCCAAAAGTAAGTAACACTAATTCTGGTACATTACTATTCCCAACTGGTAGCAGACAAGTATCTCAAATATCTGCTGGTGGAGATGATACTAAGATTGAGTATTACTTCCGTAGAGATTTTGTAACCACTGCTTCTTCTGGTGGTGGTACAATTACATTTGCTGCACAGTTACCATTTGGTACACAGAGATTTGCTGCATTTAGCGAAGAAAATTATGTTATCACTGTGTTAGATCCTGGCGATGCACCTGACATAATAAAAGGTGATATCATTTATGTTTCTAATGATGCAGTAGAAATTACATCTGCTACTGATACTGCTAGTGGACTAACATCAGGTAGTATTAGTTTACAGTTACCATCAACATATTTTGGAACTATTCCTACAAATGGAACTTTTCCTAAGTTAAAACTCACTGCAACTCTTGAGGTATCTAATGCAAAACCAAGACTTAAAACTGCTATAAACAATAAGAGAATTGTTGTTGCTTCTGCTGGTGATCGTATCGTTCCATTCAGAGGAGTTGATTATGATACTGATATTGTAGAAACTTTATCATATTCTGATGCTTTCAAACTAAGATATGTTTATGAAGGAACTTCCTCTCAAGCACCTAATGTAGATTCTGCTGGTAACTTGATATCTGGAACTGATGTTACTGCTAGATATTCATTTGACAATGGTCAAAGAGATACTTTATATGACGTTTCTAGAATTGTTTTAAAACCAGGTTTTGAACCTGCAGTTGGTCAATTACTAATTGCATTTGATTACTTTGAGCAATCTCAAGGAGATTTCTGTACAATTGATAGTTACTTACATGAAGCAGGTGTTCCAGAAGATGAAATTCCATCTTTTAATTCTTCCGTTCATGGAAACTTAGAACTTAAAAACGTAATTGATTTTAGACCTAAGGTAGATAGTAGTGCTATCATTCCTGGTTTCCTTAATATTGCGTCTCTTGAGAATACTAATGGATCTTTTGCTGGTTCTGGTGCTGTATTATCAAGCACACCAGCTCCTGATTTAAACCTAGAGTATACATTCTCATTCAGTCAAGTTCAATACCTAGATCGTATTGATGGTATTTTCTTAGATAAGAAAGGACAATTTATAGTCAAGGAGGGTAACTCTTCTCTTAATCCATCAAAACCTGATCCTATTGAGGATGCTGTACCATTGTTCTATGCATATATTCCTGCATTTACAAAAACAACTAAAGATGTAAGAGTCACTCCTGTAGACAATCGTCGTTATACAATGCGTGATATCGGTAAGTTAGAGAAACGTATTGAAAGATTAGAATACTATACAACACTTAGCATACTAGAACAACAAGCACTTAACATGCAAGTTAAGGATGAGATTGGTCTAGACAGATTTAAGTCTGGTTTCTTTGTAGATAATTTTGAAGCACATAAAGTTGGTAATCTTTCTTCTCTTGATTACAGATGTTCAGTGGACAGTCAGCAAAGTGTCCTACGTCCTCAAGCAAAAGAAGACTCTATAAATTTAGAAGAAGTTAATGTAAGAGAAGATCAAAGATCTGTTTCTGGTTATAAGAAATCTGGACACATGGTAACTTTACCATTCTCTCCTTTAAATTTACTTGGTAATGATTTTGCATCTAAAACTTTAAATCCAAATCCATTTGTTGTTCTTCAATATGTTGGTGATGCAGAAATATCTCCTTCTATTGATCATTGGTATGATCAAACTGAAGAACCATTGGTAGTAGATACAAATACAGATCTATTCAATATATTTTTAGCAAAAGAAAATGTAAAAGAAAGTTTCTCAAGTCTCTTCAATTCTTTTGTTGTTAACTGGGTTGGAACATCAACTTCATTTACTACTATAAATTCATTAGGAAATGTTAATACACAAGAAGCTACAACTTCTGTTGCTAGTGCTTCTGTTGCAAGTTCTTCTAACATTAGTCCTCAAAATAATGAAGTAGGAAAAGGAGTTCAAACTAAGAGTGTTGGTGAAAGTTTAGTTTCAACTTCTCTAGCATTTTTTGCTAGAAGTATTCCTGTCAGATATGTTATTAGGAGAATGAAACCTAATACAAAGATGTATGTTTTCTTAGAAGGAAGAAACATTGGTCGTTGGGTTAATCCTGATTTAAGATTTAGTGGTATTGCTGGTAATTCTTTATCTGCATTTAATGGTGAAATTATTACTGACGAATATGGTAATGCTAGTGGATTGATTGTAGTTCCTGCAGGTTTACCACCAGCTGAAAATGCAACTTGGACTGGAGATGTAGATACTTTACCATATGACACTTCTGCTGAAGAAGTATCAATTACTTCTGGTATATTAACATTTAGATTTACTTCTAGTTCAACTAATGCACCTAAAGAGGAAGTTGATAGTTATACAGAAGTTAAGTATTACGCTAGTGGTATTCTTCCAGAAAATCCTTCTAGTATTGTTTCTACAAAACCATCTGTCTTTAAATCTAATGAAGGTATTCAGTTAATTGAAAGCAACACTGATAATCCTATAAGACCTAATCCTCTTGCACAGACATTTAAGATAGAGAATTTAGATGGTGGTTGTTTTGTAACAGGAGTTGATCTTTTCTTCAGTAAGAAGAGCACTAACATTCCAGTTAAATCTTACATTACTAATGTTGATGCTGAAAAACCAGCAAAAAATATTGTTCCTGGTTCTGAAAAAACTCTTTCTCCAAATACATTCCTTAGATGTTTTGCTAGTGGAAATGTGTCAGTTCTTAAAGGAGAAAATGTAACAGGTGCATCTTCTTCTGCCTCAGGTCCTATTCTTAAAATTTTTGACAAGAACAATGTAGAGTTGGTAGCTACTTCATCTGGTAGATATAGTCTAACTAACGAACAAGTATATACTATTGTTCTTAGTAACCATAATGGTAAATCTTTTGTACAAAATGAAGATTTAATTATTTCATCTGTTACAGAAACAAACGCAAAAAATAATACTGATCTTGTTCTTTCTATTGCAAAAGATAGTGGTAAAGTCTCTAAGATGAAAATTACTAACACTGGTCAAAATTATGACAGTGCGATTCTTACTATTGAAAGTCCACAATTACCTGGCGGTTCTACTGCGACAGCAAGTATTGAAGTTTCTAATGGTCAAATTTATAATGCTGAAGTATCACTATCTGGATTTGGATATACAGAAGCACCATCAGTTGTTGTAAAAGGTGTTGGAAATGGTGCTGGAGGATGTGAGATTCAAACATTTATTGAAATTGATACACCAGCAGTTACGATGGGTGTATCGGTTGATGCTGGAGAAGTAACAAATTCCACAACACCTACACACTTTGCATTTGATTATCCTGTTTATCTACAAAATGATACTGAATATGCATTGGTAATAGAAACAGATTCTACTGATTATGAACTTTGGGTTTCTAAACTTGGTGAAACTGACATTGCTACAAGTACGGTTATCACAACCCAACCTTCACTAGGTTCGGTTTACCGATCACAAAACACTGAGAGTTGGACAGAGGATATATTTGAAGATCTTAAATTTACTCTTTATAGAGCAGAATTCAATACAACTAGACCAGCAGAACTTCTTCTTAAAAATGTAAATCTTGGATATGAACTTTTAGATGCAAATCCAATTGAGACAAATGCAAGTTCTAATTCTGCTTCTACATCTACTTTATTTAAAAATAACAATTCTGTTATCAAAGTAAATCATAGAGATCATGGTTTTGAAGATAGTGGTAAATCTTATGTATTCTATAGAACTGCTGTTGAGACTGGCGGTATCACTGCCTCTACCATTAATAGCAATCTATTTAAAGTAACCAACTCTGGTATTGACTCATATAATATTCTTTCTCCATCTCAAGCTGCAGGTAATTCTCTTGGTGGTGGTACTTCTGTATACGCAAGTCATAACAGAAAGTTTGAGACATTATACCCACAAGTTCATTATCTAACATTTGCAGGTACAACACTAGATGTTTCTGTACAAACCACTAATGTAGTTCCTGTAGATTCTTCCACAACAAATTATGTCTCATACTCACAATCTGAATATGAAAAAACTTTCTTAAATGAACCACATTACTTTACCAATCAAAAGATGATTGCTTCTGAGATTAATGAAACTTTAAACAGTGTTTCAAGATCTTTGACTTATAAAATGCAATTATCTTCTGCATCTAGTAATCTTTCTCCAATCATTGATCTTTCTAGTGCATCTGTAAAGACAGTAACCAATAGAATAGAAAATGCAAAAGGAGAAGAAAATAGATTTGGTAGAAGAGATCAAATTATTGAGTTCTTCCCATTATATCAATTCCAACTTGCTGGTAATGGTGGAACTGCACTACAAGCTAATCAAAGTATTGAGGGACAAACTTCTAAGACAACTGGTACTATTGCAAGAGTTAATGGTAATCTTGTATATGTTAGAGTTAAAACAAGTCAATTCTTTAAGAAAGGAGAAACAGTTTCTTTAGGTAACCAATCTGAATTAACAAGCGTTACTGTAGATTCAAGTCCATCACAAGTATTTGCATCTATAGATGATGGTGCTACGATTGTGGCAAGAAATCCATCTGTAATTCTTGAAACATATGACAATATTATTACTGGTAAAGCAGTTATCTGGAATAGTCAGACTCAAGAATTAACTGCTAGAGTTGATGTTAATCCAATCAATGATAACTACACTGATAGAATTATTGATAACGCATTATATAATAGAAACGCTGTTGTTGGTGATCAGATTGCAGATATCTTCCGTGTAGGAGACTTTATCAAATATCCTAATCAACCAGATGAAGAAGCAAACTATTTAGAAGTAGGTAAAATTACTTATACAGATGGTATTGATTTCGTTGCTGAAGATACATCTAAAAATGGTTCAGCAGTAGCTAAGTATGTAACTAAAGAAGTTGTTATTAGCAGTCCAGCAACTGCCATTGATGTGCACCTAATGGCAAATGTAAAAGATATTTCTGATCTTCAAGTTCTTTATAAGTTCAAGAAAGCATCTAGTCAAGAAAACTTTGAGGATATTGATTGGATATTATTTAATGGTGATGGACAACCTGATACCTTAGAACTAGCAACCACAGAAAATACTATATCAAGCGTTGTTGAGAAACAATCTTCTTATCAAGATCTTAAATATAGTGTATCTAATCTTGAAGAATATTCATCATTTGCTATCAAAATTGTGATGCTTAGTGTTGATCCTGCATTTATTCCTAAGATTCAAGATATACGTGCTGTTGCTGCATTCTAATTTCCGCGTATGGACTATATCAAAGTTGAAGGACATGATGGTCTAGTAAGAGACCAAAACACTGGTGCCATCATTAATTTGGACAATTCTGCGATAGTTGCTAGACGAAAGTCAAAACAACTAAGTTCCGCGTTGGACGACATAAATATGTTGAAGAATGAAGTTTCTGATCTCAAATCTTTACTTAGAGAGTTAATCAAAAATGCCAGCAATTAATGTAGCAAAAACTGACACCTTTGAACTTCAAAGGCAAAAAATTAACACAATAGGTCAGCAAATTTTCTCTGTTACGGAGGGTGGAAGTGATCTAACAACTGGTAACTTAAAACTAGGTGATGGTACATTAGCTGCTCCTAGTTTAGCATTTGCCAGCGATAATACGTTGGGGGTATATAAACCTTCTACTTCATTATTTGGATTAGCTGTCAGTAATAAAAGAATAATTAATTTTGGTTTAACAACTACATCATACTCTACATTTGATTATATAAAAACATCAATTAATAATTCTAACACTACCATTCTTAATGCAGGATCTAATTACGATCCTGGCACTTTCCCATTAATATCTCTAACTGGAGGAGTTGGTGCAGGTGTTCTAGCTACTGTTACTGTTGCTGAATATGTTGGAACTTTAACGCCAGGCACAGGATATAATGCTGGAACTTATAACAGTATTGGATTAGTAGGTAGTGCAACAGGAACTGGAGCTTCTATTGAATTTACTGTAGAAGATGTTACAGGTGAAATTACTAATTCTGGTAGTGGATATACAGACGGACAATACACTAGTGTTCCTTTAACTGGTAGTGCAACAGGAAGTGGTTTAACTTGTACTGCAGATGTATCTGGAGGACAAATCACTATCACTCTAGACGCTGGCACAGGAATTAACTATCAATTAAACGATGTTTTAGGAGTTAATGATGCTGATGTTGGTGGTGGCGGTGGTTCTAATTTTGCTTTTACAGTTACAAACTCTCCAAACAGAATTGATGCAATTACATTTGTAAACAGAGGAAGTGATTATGCTGTAAATGATGTATTAACTCTTCCTGGTTCTATCACAGGAATCTCGTCTCAATTGTATGATACAGTTACTGGAGTTACTACAACTTTAGTTGATGGGGTTGCCCAGATTACAGTTGCTGACACTTCAAATATTGCAGTTGGATCAACCGTTACTGTAACCACAGGACCAGGTGAACTTAGTGACCCTACTACAGTTGTAAGCGTTGATAATGCAACTACTTTAACACTTTCTGGTAATCCTGTAGTAGCTGGATCAGCAACACTCACATTTACACCAGCAGATCCATCTACAATCACGATAGCTGATACCACAGGTATTAACATTCTTGATATTGTTACAGTCACAGCTGGAACGGGTGTTCTACCAGCAGGAACTACAGTTTCAACCGTCACTACTGGTGCAGTTACATTAAGTAATCCACCATCTACTGCAGGTCCTGTAACTCTTACTTTTAGTCCAGCATATGGATCTGGAAGTTCTTTTGCATTTACAATTACTAATTTAGGTGCTGTAGAAACTGTTGAAATTACAGATGGTGGTATTGGATATGCAGATGGAGATGATTTAGGTGTAAACGCAGCAGATCTAGTAACTCCTATAGAATATACAGCTGATTATATTTACGTTCAAGACATAGCATTTTCATCAACTATTCCTGCAGGAACTTTTGCTGTTGGTGATGGTCTTGAGTCTGATGCTGTAGGATCAAGTTCATATACAGTAAGACAGATTACAGTTGTAGGTGGTAATATTGTTTCCTGCTTAGTTGATTCTGCAGGATATGATGGAACAGAAACATTACTTGTAACAGGAGATATTAGTCAAACTCCATACTCAATGAGTAGTGCTGGATCTGCATATTATCTTTTTGTTTTAGATGATGGAACCAACTTACCAGAAATTACACCAAATTTAACTTTTTATGTTGGAGCAAAATATAAGTTTAATTATACTAGTTCTACATTTGGTCTTTCATTCAGTACATTTAGAGATGGAAAAAATTCACCTTCTCTAAACTCAGGTTTATCAGCAACTTTAACAGACAATTCTACTACAGTAACATTTGCTAATACAGCTGGAATTGTTGCAGGAATGCAATTAGAGCAGACAGGTGGATCTGGTAGTATCGTTACAACAAAAGTAGTTTCTGTAGATAACAGTACTGCTATCACAGTAGAAGATCCAGCGTCAACCTCTGGTGTTGCTACAGTTGATGTTTATGGTGCTGAGTATACAGATGGTGTTGTAAAATCTTCAACAGATACAACTATTACAATCACTGATCAAACTCCAACTACTTTATATTATTATAATGACGTCTATCCAGATATGGGAGGAACTGATAATAACGAGGCAGTTATTACAGTAAGTGCTAATAACCCAAATACATTAGGAAGTGGATTTTTATTAGATGTTGGTGCTGTAGACGAAGATAACAATATTAAATTAGATGTTGGTAGTGGAACAGCAACGGTTGATACCATCTCATCTACTGCAGGTACTATAAACACTCTCAATTCTCAAAGCATTACTGCAGGAGTTTTAGTTGAATCACCTTTAGTACAAACCACTAATCTTAATTCTGGAACATCATTAGCAATTGTTGCTGGAACTACAGTTGATTTTTCTGCTGGAATTAATACTATTAATTTTGGAGCATATGCAAACCTAGCTGTTGCAACAGGAAATATAACAACTACTGGTGAGATAAAAACAAGTGACAAATTAAATGTAAATGATCAGTTAGAAATTACAGGAAGTAATATTTCTTCTGCTGTTGGTAATGATGTCTTAATAACTCCAGCAGTTGATAGAATTACAAAGATAGACACATCTACTTCTCTTATAATTCCTGTTGGAAACGATTTACAAAGACCTACAACTTTAGCACAAAATGGTGCTATTCGTTTCAACACAGATTCTAATCAATATGAGGGATATAGTAGTACAAGTGCTTCTTGGTCTTCTCTAGGTGGCGTTCGTGATATTGATGGTAATACATATATTCTTGCAGAATTAACAACTGGTGCAAATGATAATACATTATGGTTCTATAATGATGCTATCAATACATTAAAATTAAATAATACCTTTTTAGATTTTCGTGCAGTAAAATCAATTTCTTCTGGTAAATTAGGATTACCAACATTTACTGATTGGGCGTCAAACGTACCTGTAACGTTAGGTGAATATGTTAAGTACAAAAATAACTTATATGAAGTAACAGGTGCTGGTACTACCGCTACAAGTGGTAATGAACCAACACATACATCAGGAGCTCAAAATAATGGAACTGCAGAACTCACATGGAGTTCTAGCTCAGTTGATCCTTTAACATTTGAAGAGGTATCAGAATTAAGAGTAGGTCCTAATAAAGATTGTCCACTAATTATTGGTCAGGAACTTAAACTTGATGATAATAAAATTTCTACACAAGTTCAAGATTTAATTATTCAACCAAATGCAGGAAAACAAGTTATTGTTGACTCTGTAACTCATTTCAGAATTCCTGCTGGTAACAATAACCAAAAGACAGTAGCTACTCCTGGCGCTGGATCTATTAGATTTAATACAGAAATTCAACAATATGAGGGATACAGTGGAACAAACTGGTCTTCTCTTGGTGGAGTTAGAGACGTTGATGGTAATACTTACATCATTCCAGAAACTGCACCAGCAGCTAATGAAAATATTTTATATTTCTACAATAATAATGTCAACACAATTCAGTTGACAGAGACTGTTCTTGACTTTACAAATATTGATACTATTACAACTAGTGGAGGAACAAGTCTTGCTCTTGATACACAAACTTTAACATTAAACACCAACGATACTACTATTGATAACAGTGACGCTAACAGAACCTTTATCAGTAGCACAAAACAGTATCTTGATCTAGGTCTTTCTGCTGGATTATATACAGATCCTATTCTTAGGTTAGATGATCAAGGTGATGTTTATTTAAACACAACATTTGGAACTGGATCTTTTAATGGTGTTAAAGTTTTAGATGGAGAACTAAAAGAATTTGAATTAGCTGATTATAAAATAAAAACAGGAACATTCCAATTAGTAAAAGGTGGTTTAGAGTCTTCTAACTTTGTATTGTATGATAGTGGAGCATCTAAAGGATGTAAAGTATCAGTTACATCAAAATCTAGTTCTGGAAAAAGATCATTTTGTGAGTATTCAGTTATAGATAATGGTACTGATATTTTCCATAATGAATATGGATCTTTAAATACTTCTGGAAATGATCAATTCTCAGCAGCATTTGACTTTACTGCTTCTACAGAACCCAGAATTACTGTAACTTTGACAAATGATCATGCTACATCTGATGTTATTAACTTCACCGTACTAGTTCAGGAAATCAAGTAATGGCAACTAATTTAAACAACTTTGATTCTTTAGGTGGATTCTCTGTAGGAGAAACAACTCACATTGATAAGGATCATAATGCTATGTCTCTCAATTCAATTGAGATGAAGAATTTATTTTATACAGATAGCAAAACAGTTAATTATATTTTAAGAGGACTTAACACAGCAACCCTACAATTAGATAATGTTGGAACTCAAATTACAATTGATAACAACACTGTTAACTTTATAACAGGACATTTTCTTGGTGTTAATCCTAGTGGTGTCGTATTTACTGGAAAGATTGAGAGTGCAGTGTATTGTGACGCTGTTGGAGCAACTCAAGTTTTGTCAAGTATGCTTACTATAATTAAAGATGATATTCCAACAGCAGAATCATGGACTATTGAACCAACCACAGCAACAAATCGTTTTAGTTATGCCACTATTAGAACAGGTACGGTTCAAACAATTAAGTGGGCAGTATCAACAGAAGTTATCAGTATAGCTTGGACTTGATGCTAAATACAAAGTAGGTAAAAAGTCAAGGACACGGCAGCACCATGAGTTTTCATATTAATTCCGATAAAGAGAAGATAAGGGGAACCAACCCTAAACTTATCGGTGATAATGAAGCTACTATTAGAGTTGGTTCGGGAGCGAACGAACGAGAGGTATTCAGAGCTGAACTAGACGTTCAGAGTGGATTGCCTCGTATTGGTATTAATAGGACGGGACAGAGAGTTAATAACATAGTCGTTGATTCTGGTGGTACTGGTTATAATCAAGCACCAACTATAGTAATTGATGCTCCTCCTGCTGGTGGACAACAAGCGTTAGCGTCAGCGTTTATCTTTAATGGTTCTGTTGTCTCTATTGCAGTTAATGATCCAGGTAATGGATATCTAACTCCTCCAAATGTTATATTTCAAGGTGGTAACGGTGCTGGTGCTTCTGCAACAGCAGTTCTTGATACTGTTGACTTTGAACTTGATATTAATGGTGCTATTAGAACTTCTACTTCTATCATCTCTGACACTGCGAGAATATTAAACCTTGATATTGAGAACTTTATTACTCCTGACCTAAACTTAAGAGCTCCAAATCTTAAGACTTACCAAAACGCTACTGGTACTCCATGGGCAGCTAATGTAATTGTACCAGAAAAGTCATATAGATATGCATCAGGAAATGTATATCAAGCAGAGAACACAGGAACTACAGGATCTAGTCAACCTGATCATAAAGATGGAATTGCACTTAATGGTGAAGTAAACTTTAAACATATTGGTTTCAGAGTTAATGATCCTAATGATTATAAGTTTCTTGAAACTGGAGAATCGGGTGTATTTCCTCGTTCTATCACACCTCTACTAGGTGATAGATCAGATAAGATTGCAACTACAGAATACGTCCTAAACCTAGCAACAAACGACGTTGGTGGTCGTGTTTACGTTTCTCAGCAGATTGGTTCTGACCTTAACGATGGTCGTTCTGCTGTAAACCCAGTTCGTACAATTAAGAAAGCTGCACAGATTGCATGGTCAACACCTGGCATTAAAGAAACGTTGATTGTATCTGGTGGTGATTATGTAGAAGACAACCCAATATCTTTACCTCCTGACTGTTCAGTTGTTGGTGACAACCTTCGTCTTGTTATCATCCGTCCTGCCAACCTTGGAAAACATATTTTCAAATTTGGTGATAAGAACTATGTTACTGGTGTAACATACAGGGATAAGATTGACGCAAACGGTGACGCAATCGGAACTTGGGACTTTGCTATGGTCTTTGATGACAAGCAAAGAATCATCATTGATAATGAAGTAAACGGAGATTTTGGTGTTGAGTTTCCAATCGGTCATCAAATTTTCGGACCTGAAAGATTTAGAATTTCCTTCCAAAATAATACAGGACTATCACTTCTTCAATCTGGTGTTCAAGTTGTAGGTCTAAACACTGGTGCTAGAGCTGATACATTTGATGTATCTTTTAACTCTACTACTGGTGCAGATGCGTATGTCTCAGGTAGCATTGATGTATCATTAAATTCTGGTTCCTTAATTGAGGGTGATCAGTACAGTTATGTAACGTCTGCAACTACAGGTTCAGCAATAGCTCTAACTATTTCATCTACATCTGGTGCAAATAAACTTAGATTTACTACAGATCCAACAACAGAAATTCCCTCAGGAACATTTGTCTTCCTTAATGATGCTGATAATTCTAGTTTCTCGTCAGGTTATTATCAAGTATCTAGTATTGATACTTCAAATGCACCAACTTATTGGGATGTGCAATTTGTTCCAGTCTTAGGTGCTCCTAGTTGGGACTCTACTGTAACAGAAACAATATCAATTAATGCTGCTACACCCGTACAAAACACAATTGATACTGTCAATCTTAAATCAATTAGAGCTGAGGGTGAGGTTGTTTCCTATGATACTGATATCGTATCAGAATTACCTATTTCTAGAATTGACTTCTCATTACAAGGAGATCCAAGCATTGCTACTGGTGGTTTCCAAGAGGCACAGTTTGGTAGTGCAGAAGATCTAGGTGGTATCGTCTTCTATACAAGTGCTCTTGTAGGTAGAACTAATACACATGAGTTTAAAGAAGGTCAAGAAATTCAAATTGAAGGACTTCCAATTACTAGTCCAGATTTATCATTCCTTAATGGTAAACA